CTGATGACGCTACGGGCATTTGAGCGGTGAATAATGAATTACAAACTCCATAACCCTTAACTTCTTCTTTCAATGAAGTCCAATTCCATCTTCCTGATAAATTCTCTTCTTTTAGTCCCCACATATCAAATTGGAATTCTCCTTTTGACATAGGCGAGCCTCCAAAAAATTCATACGGAAAATATTCTCCTGACTTACAAAGTGAGCAGCTTTCAGTAATTGCTGCGAAATAAATTGTCTCAAATATTTCTTTATTTAGTTTCTTGGCCTCTTCTGATGTAAACATATAGTCCATCAAATAGAATACGTCTGCCAGTCCTTGTGTACCAATAGCAATTGCTCTTTGTTCCTTTCCACCCTTTAATCCTTTTGATGTTGAGTAGTTATTAATATCAACAACTTTATTAAGGGCTCTTACAACCTTACGAGTTTCTTCGTAGAGAAGTTGGTGGTTAAATGCTCCATCCTTAATGAAGTTCTTTAGTACCATAGATGACAATGTGCAAATAGCAGTAGTTTTTTCATCTGTATATTGGTAAATTTCATTACAAAGATTTGACTGCTTAATTACACCGATGTTTTGATGATTTGTCTTTCTATTAGCACTGTCTTTTGAGCATAGGTATGGAACTCCTGTTTCTACTTGCGATTCAATTACTTTAGTCCAAACTTCTTGTGCTCTTACCTTTTTACCAATACCAAGTGAAACTGCTTTATTATAGTTTTCTTCGTACTCGTCACCATAACATTGTTGAAGTGGTTTAACTCCGGCTTTAATAATATCATTTGGACAAAACAAATACCAATCATCATTGTTCTTAACGGCTCTCATAAAGTTGTCGGGAATCCATAAAGCCGTGAACAAATCTCTTGCTCTTAGTTCTTCAGCACCTGTATTCTTTTTAATATCAAGTAGGTCAAAAATATCTTTATGCCATGGCTCCAAATAGATTGCCGCAGAACCTGGTCTACGTCCTTGCTGATTAAAGAATCTAAGTGATTCATTAACAATCTTCAAATATTTCAAAAGTCCGCCAGCATACCCTCCTGAAGATGTAATTCTGCTTTCCTTACTTCGAATATTAGACATTGAGAGTCCAATACCAGCAGCATCCGATGAATAGGTTGATATATCTCTCATTGTGTTTAAAAGACCTTCTCTTGAGTCTGCGTCATTGTAGTGAAGAACGCAAGATGCAAGTTGTGGAGTCTTTGTCCCCGAGTTAATCATAATGGGGGTTGCTGGTGAGATAAGTTGACTTGAAAGTGACTTATAATATTCAACGGCTTCTTCAAAAGATTTTGTCACCCATAACGCAACACGCATATACATATGCTGAGGTCTTTCTACTGTTTTACCATTTGGTAATTTTAAAAGATACATTTCTTGTAATGAACGCCATGCAAAGTAATCAAAATTATAATCATTATCATGATTAATAACTTCATCAATATTTTGCGGTCCGTACAATGCAATTGTCTCCATGAACTCTCTATTAACTATACCTTCTTTGTGAAGTTCGGTCATAGTATTTGAAAAGCTTGGGTCAGTTTCTTTGTGATACGAAGAAATGGCGACTGAGGATGCAAGACGTGAATAATCATGGTGACTACCCGTGTAAGCCGCCGCGATTTCATAGATTAATTTATCCAAATCTTTGGTTGTAATCTCACCTTCAGTTGGTACCGAAGTGATTACTTTAATAAAAATCTCGTCTGAATTAACATTCAAACCTTTTGCCGACCGTTTGATTCGGTTATATATTTTTTGTGGGTTAAAAGACGCGTCTTCCCCACCTCGTTTTTTGATTTTTAAAGACATCATAGTTTATAAAGATAATTAATTAAAAGTCATCCGTAAAGGACAATGTTTCGTTCAACTTTGCTTTTTGGTATTCAACTGTACGTGACTCAAAGAAATTACCTTTGGTCTCTACAGCGATTTGTTCCATGAATTTGAATGGTTGTTCTACGTTGAATTGTTTCTTACAATTCAACTTAACAAGTAGTCCGTCAACAACGAATTCCAAATACTGTTTCATCAGATTTGAATTCATACCAATGAGTGAAACTGGTAGTGATTCTGTGATAAATTCTTTTTCGATTTCGAGAGCAGATAAAAGAATTTCTTTAATTCTTTTTTCACTTGGTTTTTCCTCACAGTGATTATTCAATAAGTGAATTGCGAAGTCACAGTGTAGGTTCTCATCTTTAAAAATGAGTGAATTTGCGTTACACAAACCTTGCATAAGTCCTCGTGACTTTAACCAAAATATTGAACAGAATGAACCTGAGAAAAATATTCCTTCAACCGCCGCAAAAGCAACTAAACGTTCTTGGAATGAACCATTTGTAATCCAATCTAGTGCCCACTTAGCTTTTTTCTGTACGGCCGGTAGTCTGTCAATTGCGTGAAAACATTCGTCTTTCTCCTTTGGATTTGACACATAAGTATCAATTAAAAGTGAGTACATAAGACTGTGAATGTTCTCCATGGCAAGTTGCATACCATAGAAAAATTTGGCTTCGGGATATTGGACCTCACGATAGAAATTCTCCGCCAAGTTTTCATTTACAATACCGTCAGACGCTGCGAAGAACGATAATACGTTCTTAACGAAATATTGTTCATTTTCTGAAAGGTTTTCCCAATCACGGATATCACCTGATAAGTCAACTTCCTCAGCGGTCCAAAACGCCGCCTGATGCATTTTATAAAACTCCCAAATATCGTTATGTTCGATAGGGAATATAACAAACCTATTTGGGTTCTCTACTAAAATCTTTTCCATATTAATTAATTATTTTGTTGTTCTCTTTGTTTTCTTTTTTCGAGTAAATCTTTTACTCGTTGTCTTTGTTGTTCTTCTTTTTGTTCCTCGAGTCCTAAGAACGTTACAGAACTTTCAGTGTCTATTTCCAACATACCATTGTCGAACTTACAATTCTCAAACACAATACCGTCATCACCAATTCTAGACTTGGTTATTGCTATAGTTGCCAGTTTCATTTCTTTTTGTTGTAATGTCTTAGCAACTGAAATAATAACGTGACCAACTTGTGCCTTTTTGATTGACCCACCCATTTGGTCTGTGGTTACAACCTCTGACGAAATAGAACTTCTATTACCTTGTGTTGCCGTCCACCCCACCAAATTAAGTTCGTGACACATAGCCTCAAATCCTCTCATAACTGACCCTTCGGATTTCCACTCGTCACCCAAATTTTTATCAGGAACAATACAGTCAATGTAGTCCAAAACAACCATATCCAACTTAACTCCATCCGCTATCATTTTTCTAAGTTGATTTTTGATTTGGAGTATGGTTAGAGTGTCCGATGGTAGTTTTTTCAGAACAAGTCTGTTTTCCATCTTACCCTGTATCTCTCTAACCTTATCCATAACCTCATCTTTCTTATTAGATAACTCATCAGGATGGACTTTGGTCCAAAGTGTGAAGTGTTTACGTTGGATAATTTTTGGGTTATCCTCGAAGAATATTTGAAGTACGTTGTATCCCAAATTGAATGCGTGGTTTGATATTTTGGTTAAGAAAGTTGACTTTCCTACACCGGTGGGTGCTAATATAACACCTAATTCACCTTTGGCCAAACCACCTTTCAATAATCTATCGATACCGGGTATTCCCATCGGGATTGGGTGACGATAATCCTCATTCAGAACATCATCTAAATTAGAGAACACATCGGCCATTCCGTCTTCCCTTTCTCCAACTTGTAACGCCTCTCTGACAAGTTCTTCGAGTTTGTCATAAGATTCAAATTCACCACCATCAATAACTTTTTGAGCCTTGGTTATAGCTTTTTGTAGTTCTTGTTGTTTACAGAATTTGAGAGCCTTTTCTTGTACAAACCCAGTACCTTCGATTGGGCATTCCTTAATCTTAGTAATCGTATCCAAAACTATTTTGGATGCAAGTTCCTGTTGTAACTCAGACTTAGTGATTTGTTCGAGTGTGTCGAACGTGGGTACGTGTTCAAATTTTGAGTAGTACTCCTTAATCATTTGTAGGATGATTTTGAAGTACTTATTCTCAAAATATTGTTGTTCTATAACGTCAATTATGGACCTTCCAAATTCTTTATCAATGATAATTTGGTTAAGTAATTGTACCTGAAATGAAGACCCTAAATAATCGAAATTCTTGTTTGACGCCATAGTTTTTTTTCCTTTATAAAAGATAAATATTATCGCTTCAAACTAATTCCTGAGTAATCCAAAGTTAAATTTCTCGCTGAGAAAATGTCAGTAAGCGACGAAAGTAGACTTTTTATGTGAGGACGGATGTCTACGGTGTATCTTATTTTAGGTGGGAAAATTTTTGCATCAATCTGACGATGACAAATTGTCATGTCCCCTTGTTTAATAAAGATGTTAAAGTGCTCCGGACCGTCAGTATAAGACGTATCCAAAATGGCCGGATTACTCTGAATCTCATATGAATTCTCCAACATATAATCTACCGTTTTCATCTTTAAACGATGGATTAAAGTCTCTTTGAAATCATAAATAAATTCATAGAGGTCTGACGAGTATTTAGCATCCGGGTTGTAGTCACGGACATTAAAATACCTTTGAACGATGATGTTGTCATTTACCATCATCAAAAACTCAAGCTTTGTGAAATCTTGCTCTTTCATAAAAAAATTACTTTTTGGTTTTAAATTGTTTTTTTTCTTTTCTTGTTAACTTCATAAATGGTTTGACGAAATTTACCCACGCTTCGTCGTGCTTTGGGAGGAATTTAAAGAACCCGTCTTCCATCATCATGCGGATTAGGTTTCTGTATCCCCTCCCTTCTGGGTCTAATGTTTCTCGATAATAAAGTTCGACTATTTCCTTACCTTCCTCAGTGATTAACGGATTGGACAAATCCACGATTTTGTTGTTAATCTCAAAAAATTCATTTCCATAGATACCTGATTTTGTTTTACCTGAAAGTAAGTTTTGTAATATTTTGTTTTCTTTGTCCTCAGTAAGTAATACTTCGGCCTTGGTTAAAATATCGTTAAAAGTAACCTCACGGTCAAGGATTTCAGGAAATAATTTCACCAAAGTTTTTTCACCCAAATAATATATACCATCAATATTATCTGACTTATCACCAGAAATAATTTTATAAGTTTTTATATTATAGTGGGGAATCTCAACATCGTGTAGTTTAATAAAGTCACCCTTTTTAAAGGTTAAACGTTTACTAGGTGAGTATATAGATACGTTCTCTGAGATTAGTTGAGTAAGGTCCTTATCGCTCGAGAAAATGGTTATTTGCTCGTCATTTGCAATGTGACAGTAGTGAGCAATAAGGTCATCGGCTTCGTTGTTATCAATATCGACTTGTCTAACGAACATTTCTTCGAGGTACTGTTTAACCCTGTGTTTTTGTTCGTAAAATGATTCTTCTTTAAAGTCGAAACCAGGTTTTCTGTTTTCTTTATATTGGGGGTATATGATTTTACGAGCCAATGAACTTCCCTCACCATCCCAAAATACAACAACCTTATCAAAGTTTTCATCCTCAATAAAACGTCGGGTAGTATTTAGAAAGTGCCAAATACCCCCAACGTGTTTACCTTCGTGAAAAAAGTCTTTCACACCGTGAAATCCAATTTTCAATAAATTATTACCGTCTATTAATAGTGTCTTAGTCACAAATATGGGGATTACTGAATTGGTAAAATTTTGTTACTTTTTTTGATATTTTCGATAGCCCAAAGTGGTTGTAAATTGGTATAATGGAACAATTTGTATAATTCTTCTTCGGTTTTTGCCGACGACAATGGAATTATATGGTCTATATGCCACTCACTCCTATTTTCCCAACTCATTCCGTCAACAAATTGTTTTTCTATATATTCCCTTAATTGTGAGGGACTACACCCCACAATATCAAATGTTTTGTTTTTTTTAGTGAAATTTTCTTTCTTTAAGTATAACCATAATCTACTTCTCATTTCAGATAGTAATTTAAATTCAGGTTCATTACTTTTTCTTTTTGTCCAATAACTATTATATTTTTCCCTATTATTTTCTATCCAAATTTTCTTTTTTCTTGATTGTTCTTCTTTGGTAGATTCATAATATTTTTTTGTTTGCTCCTTATACTCTTCAGGATTTTCCTCTCTCCATTTTTTCTTTTTTAAAAGATGACAAACTTTACAGTTAGCGTGTTTTTTAAAAAACAAACTTTCACATTTTTCTTCACCACAATCTTTACAAACTTTGGTTTTCATTTTCCACATACTTCCTTAATAGTTTATTAACTAAAGATGAAAGATTAATTGTTTTATCTTTAAAATATTCAGGTAGGTCGGGGTCAATTGAAACTCCAACTTTTACTTTTTTTAAATTTTCTACAATTTTCTTTCTCCCCATTATTAATAAATATCTGAAAAAGTGGAAAAAATATAACTTTTATTAATCATCTGAATCATCTTGTGATTCATCTAGTGAATAATTAGAGTCACCCAATTTAGTTGTCCAATAGTCGGAATATTCTTTTTTATATTTTTCCAAAGATTCTTTTGTATCAGAAATATATCCGTGTGGCACCGCGACTATTTTACCATCTTTATATCCAAGTCCGTTTACGTGATTCTTTAAAATAGAAATTTTAGTCCTAATAGCGAAAGATACTTTTCTACCATTTTTTGTCGCGTCAATGTGACTAATTCCGGCCTTTTTTTGATTACCAAATAAGAAAACTAGAGATGAAGCTAACCATACCGCAGTGCCTCCCTTAGCTTGGATTTCAGGTTGCCCAAATGGGTTATCGGGTAAAAGTACCCAAGGCTGGTTTAAAACAACCAAAGTATTATAATATGGGTAATCTTCTTTTTTTGATTTTGATATCCTTGAGTGTATTCCCATCCCTATTTTATCGGCAAGTACTTTCGCGTTGTGCATTCCACCACCTTTTCCATCGAACGTCATTTGACAAGGAATACTTCCTATACTATCCCACAAAAATAAAATATTATAAGGAATGTCACCTTTTTCTTGAGCATCCAAAATTTGATTAATAAAATCAGTTGCTTGTTCGATAACATCAAAAGAATCATTAAAAATGAACATCCCATCATACTCCCCGAATTCATTTTTTTCGGCCTGAAGTCCTAATTCGATAGCGTGTTCCCATGACCATTTTTTTTCAGTAATAATAAAGACAGGTAGGTGACCTTTTTTTTGAGCGTCAACTGCCGATAAAATCATCGCAGTTGTCTTTGATGTATTAGAATGTCCTAAGAACATATTAATCCCGCCCATTACCGGTCCAGGTAAACCGCAAGCGTCCATGAAGGCTTCACCACAACTATAAAATGATTCGTCCTTGTATTTCGTTTTAGTCGAGAATTTAGATTTGATTGAATCTAAACCTAATTCTTTTTTCTTAATTGCCATAATTAATTGTATTTTACAATTTGTTGTAATGCCTCACTTTTGTCTTTAGCATTTGCATATTTCTCAACCATCTTATCCATTTCTTCGATATGTTGTGGATGTTCTCCGATACCAACAGGGTTGTTAAAATATATCAAAAGTGTTGCCTCGGCCTCATTCATTTCAGCCGCGTACTTGCTCATAAGAGCATCAAACATTTTTTTTGAGATTTTTTCTTGTGTTGTCATTTTTAATGAGATTAAAAACTACCCCATGTTTCAGGGGTAGTTTGATTAATATTTTTTTTGTAATTAAAAGGGTAGGTCGTCAGATGGTTCGTCATCAGATTGTGGGTCAACAATTTTCTTGCTTCCACCCATTGACATTGTTTCTTCGAGTTCATTTCCGTAGATGTATTTACCTGCGTCTGAATCCCAACGTGGAACCTCACCTCGAGCAATGGCTTCGAGATATTCAGCCGGCTTTTTAGAATACACATCCTCCCAACCCAATTTGTCAGAAACCCAAGAATCTTTGGTTTCCTTATCTTCATGGAGTGTTGACGGGTCATCGTGCATAATCGTCTGAATAACCGTGTAAGTC